AGAAGAAAGAAGTGGTGTATCTAAGATGACACAAGGATTAAATCCAGATGTATTAACATCTCATGTAACTTCAGGAGCTATATCAGCAGCAACTGAGTCTGCTATGCAAAGAATTGAGCTAATTGCTCGTATATTTGCAGAAACAGGTATTAAAGATTTATTCAGAAACATCTATTCACTAGTACAAAGATACGAAGATAGGCAAAAGATAGCTTATCTTAATGGTAAATTTGTACCCATAGATGTATCTCGTTGGAAAGAAAAATTAAATTGTACTGTTAATGTAGGTGTTGGGTCAGGTTCTCAGCAAAGTAAAACTCAGACTATGGGTTCTATTATGCAGATAATACAAGGTCTAATACAAAATGGTGGAATGGGATCACTCGTTACACCACAAAACATATACAATGCAGTAAGTGAATTTATAGCTCAGTCAGGATATAAAAACTCAGATCAGTTTATATCTAACCCAGCTATGATGCCACCAAAACCACCACCTGAACCTACTTTAGAAGAAAAGGTTGAACAAAGAAAAGCACAAGTTGAATTACAAAAACTACAATTACAAGCTCAAGAGTTAGAGATCGATACGCAGTTAAAAGCACAAGAACTTAAATTAAAACAAGAAGAAGCAGCAATCAATCTTGCTCTTAAGCAACAAGAATTACAGATTAAAAAATCACAACTTGACTTAAACGAACAAGAACTTGCACTAGAAGCTGTGCAAAATAGACCTGTTGGAATAGGGCCAAGCTAATGTCATACCCTAAATACTCAGGTCATGGAAGAATTGAGAGAAACAAATTAGTTTCTAAGAAGATTAAGATGTTAAGAAAAGAAGGGAAGCCACAAAAACAATCGGTAGCAATAGCTTTAAATACTTACCCTAAAAGAAAGAAGTTGCCACTAGCATGAAAGATTTAAACGAGTTAAATACAGAAATAGAACTTATTAAAAAAGATATCTATGATATTAAAAATAACCATCTACAACATATTGAAAAAGATATGAGAGATGTAAAAATAGAAGTCTTTAGATTTAAGTATATAGCTTATGGAGCTATAGTTATTTTTGTATTAGCAACAGATAAATTCACAAACTTATTGAGGTTATTATAATGTACGGAATGAAAAAACCAAAAAAAGGCAAAAAGAAAAAAGGTAAATGTTAACTAAACTACAAAGAGCAACTCTTGCAAAACATAAAAAACATCATACTGCAAAGCATATGGCTTTTATGCGTAAGGAAATGAATAAGGGTAAAACCTTTACACAAGCACACACATTAGCAATGAAAAAGGTAGGAAAATGAGCTTATACAGAAATATTAACAAAAGGAAAAAAGCAGGAACAAGTAGAAGTAAAAAGAACTCTACAATATCAGATAAAGCATATGCAAATATGAAAGCTGGTTTTCCTAAAAAGAAAAAGAAGAAAAAATAATTGGCTAGATTAACTGAAAAATCAGAACTTACAAATACAGAATTACAACAACTAATGTTGAAATATCGCATTTCAGTAAATGAGTTACACTTGAAAACATCAATCTCTAAGAATGATATTCATGGGTATCTCGCTGGGAGAAAAACTATAACCACAGAGTTTGTGGATAGAATCAACCAAATAGGAGAAAACAATGGCAGATAAAGAAAGTGCAATAAAAGAAGGACAAGATGCTGAGAGGTTGTTAACAGACCCTCTCTTGATAAAATCTTATGAAGTTATCCAAAATGATATTTTTCAGCAATGGATAAGAACTGATATAGAGGAAGCTAGTAAAAGAGAATCTCTATATTTTTCATTAAGAGGAGTCTTAACAGCTCAAAATGTTCTTGTTAATACTATGGAAAATGGAAAGATAGTTGAAAACGAATTAAAGGGAGGTAAATAATCATGGCAAAAGATGATATCCCTGTAACAGAATCCACTAATGGTGGTGTGCCTGTAACTGATGTAAGATCAGCACAAGCAGCACTTCAAGGTATGATGAGCACTCCAAGTGAGGAGCAAAGCACAGAAGACCAAGAAGAAACAGAAACAACGGAAGAAGTTTCTGCACAGGACATGGAGTCCGAATCAGTTGAAGTTGAAGCAGATAAACCTGATGGGTTAACTGCCGAAGACTTAGTAGACCAAAACCAAGCAGAAGAAAGTCAGACACCTGGCACATACACCATCAAAGTAGATGGTAAAGATGTAGAGGTTACTCTCGATGAACTTCAAGCAGGTTACAGTAGACAAGCTGATTACACACGAAAAAGTCAAGTATTGGCAGAGCAACGCAAAAAAGCTGATGAAGAATTAGCTGCGACTCAACAAGAAAGACAGCGTTACTTATCACAACTTGAACAATTTAACACTCAGGCAGATTCTAAAATAGAAGAACTTGCAAAAACTGACTGGACAAGACTCAAGGAAGAAGATCCAACCGAATATATGTTGAAAAGAGATCAATATAGAGAACTTCAAGATAATAAAAGAGTAGTTGAAGAAGAACAAAAGAATCTTCAATACAAACAACAACAAAAGCATGAAACTAAATGGCAAGAAGAACTTGTTAGACAGAAACAACTTATGGCAGAAAAACTCCCTGAATGGGATGATCCTGACAAAGGTCCTAAATTGAAACAATCAATTAAAACCTTTGCAGTTAAAAAAGGATTTACCGAACAGGAAGTTAATAGCTTAATTGATGCAAGGTCTGTAGATGTTCTACATAAAGCCATGTTGTATGAAAATCTTTTAGCAGCTAAGATTTCTAATAAGAAAACTAAAGTTGTACCTAAAGTTCAAAAACCTGGTTCTCCAGCAACAAAAGGTGAAATATCTAGTGATAAAGTTAAGGCACAAAGAGCAAGGTTAAGGAAGACTGGGCATGTAAATGATGCTAAAAGCGTTATTGAAAGCCTAATGAACTCTTAGCTTAATACAAAACTTTTTTAATATAGGTAATCAAAAATGGCAATTTATACTAACTCTTATGAAACTTTTGATAGTAACAATAAGAGAGAAGACTTGGCGAATGTTATTTATAACATCTCTCCAACTGAAACTCCATTTATGTCTAGCATTGGTACTGGTTCAGCTAGTGGCACAAAGCATGAATGGCAAACAGATAGTTTAGCAGCAGCAGCAGCTAACCTAGTAATTGAGGGTGATGACTCTCCAAACAGAGCTTTAACAGCAACAACAAGACTATTAAACTACACACAGATTTCTACAAAACCTGTAGTAGTTACTGGTACTCAAGAAGTTGTTAACAAAGCTGGTGTTTCTTCAGAGATGGCTTATCAAATAGCTAAAGCTGGTAAGGAACTAAAAAGAGATATGGAACTAGATATGACTGGTAAACAAGCAGCAGCAGCAGGTTCTTCAGGCACAGGTCGTGCTTCAAGAGCATATGAGTCTTGGTGTAACACTAATGAACTTCATGGTTCAGGTGGTTCTACTAATAGTGCTGGTGCAGTTACTGATGGTACTCAAAGAGTGCTAACAGAAGCACTTTTAAAATCAAACTTAAAAGCATGTTATGACCAAGGCGGTAATCCTGACCTATTGTTAGTTGGTTCATTCAATAAACAAAAAGTATCAGGCTTTACTGGTAACTCTACTCGTATGGACATGGCAGAAGATAGAAGTCTAGTGGCTACTATTGATGTTTATGTTTCTGACTTCGGTGAAGTTAGAGTAGTAGCTGACAGGATCTTAAGAAGTTCAGGAAGAACTGCACTTGTAGTTGACACAGAAATGTGGGAAGTTGCATACCTAAGACCTTTCGAAACACAAGACTTAGCGAAAACTGGTGATGCTGAGAAGAAGCAATTACTAGTTGAATATACTTTAGTTGCTAAAAATGAAGCAGCTAATGGTAAAATCGCTGATTTAACTACATCATAATAAAATTTTACTTTCCTCATAGTTAGTAAAGGGTGGGGTTTTGCACTCCAATGTTTTCCCCACCCACCTAGATACATTAATGATGGCCTTGAAGAACGTATCGCTTCGGAACGAGGGTCGTTAATATGGAGAATATTTAATGAGAACATTAAATGATTA